TTGACTTTAAAGTTAATCCTGATAGTATTAGCTACATGGACACACAAACAATTAATTTAGATACAAAATCAATACTCGCAAAGTTAATCGCTACCGAGAATATTGAAATACAACATAATAAAGTTAAAACCGCTTCGTTTGATACGAAACATAGAGTTTTAACACTACCAATTTTCAAAAATCAAAAAGGTGATGTGTACGATATGTTAATCGCACACGAATGCGCTCACGCTTTACATACTCCAACAGACGGTTGGGCAAAGATAGAAGATGACTCTTTAAGATCATATGTAAATGTATTAGAAGATTGTAGAATAGATAAAATTATACAAAAACAATACCCAGGTGTTGTTAAGAATTACTTAAACGGTTTTGACTTATTAGAAAAACAAAATTTCTTTGGTACTAATGGTAAAGACCTAAACAAAGAATTAATGTTGATTGATAAAATTAACTTGTTTTATAAGTCTTCAAAAAGATTACCGATTTCTTTCTCCACTGTTGATACAAAATGGTTAAGTAAGGTTGACGCATTGAAAACTTTTGATGATGTTGTTGATCTTGCTAAACTATTATTGAATTGGCAAAAAAAAGAAGTTGAGAAATTAAAGAAATTACCTGATTTTGACGATCACCCAATTGCTGAGAATTACGACCTTAACGAGAATGAAGACAAATCTGAAAGTGAAGAGTCTAGTGAGAATGGTAAAGGTCCAGAAGCTGAAGATAATGGTGAAGATAAAAAAGATGGTAGTGAGCAAACTATTACTAACGCTGAAGCTAAAGAAGGTGGTGGTGAAGGTGTTGCGCCAGATGCATTAGTTTCAATTACTGATGAATTTATGAAAGATAAGATGGCTAGTTTACATGATGAAGAAAAAAGTTATTCATACTATACTTTACCAAAATGTAAATTGAATAAAATGATAGTTTCTAATGATACATTTTTAAGTAAGATGAGAGTACATATTAAAGAACATATTAACAAATATCAAGGTGACAAAGAATATTACGAATGGTTGAAACCAGCTTACAAAAAATTCAAAAGTGATAATAAGAAAACAGTAATGTATCTTGTTAAAGAGTTTGAAATGAAAAAAGCAGCAACTGCGTATAAGAGAAGTAGTACAGCTAAGACAGGTACTATTGATCCTCTAAAATTAAAAGATTACAAATTTAGTGATGATATATTCAAAAGATTAACTATTATACCTGACGCTAAAAATCATGGTATGATTATGTTGTTAGATTGGTCAGGTTCAATGTGTGATACTATTAAACAGACTACAGAACAACTAATGAATTTAGTTTGGTTTTGTCAAAAAGTAAATATACCTTATGAAGTTTATTTCTTTACAAGTGAAGTTGGTGGTTCAACTTGGAGCCAAACTCAAAAAAGTATAGGTGAAGAAGTTTTTACTTACAAATATGGTAATGTAGTTATGGAAAAATGTCATTTAGTTTGTATTGCTAAAAACGGTATGAAGAAAACAAAATTAGATGAGTCTTTAATGTATATTTGGTCAATGGCACTATCGTATCATGGTAGATTTAATCACTCTGGAGTTGTTCCAGGATATAAAGGTGATAACTTTGGTTGCCCAACAGAATTTTATTTAGGGTCTACTCCATTAAATCAAGCTTTGATTGCGTTAAATCAAATGATACCAATATTTAAAAGTAAAAACAATATTGAAAAAATGTCAGTGATTACTCTTACAGACGGAGGCGCTAACTGGTGTTTCGGTAATACAATGACTGATGATGGTAAAACTTACAATGGTCATGGTTCTACTCCAATTATTAAGGTTGGTAAAAAAGCATATTCAAATAAAGAGAAACCTAATTATAGAAGTGATGAGTACACTTCATTATTATTAGACATATTAAGAAAACAACATAATGTTAAAACTATTGGTTTCTTTGTGACTAAAAAAATAAGAGCATGGGATATGGACGAGTATGTAAACAATTATAGAGATTATAACCATAAAGAAAAGTTAAGAAAAATTATACAAAGTAATATATCTAAAAACAAGTTTGCGCAAGTAAACAAACAAGGATATAGTAAATACTTTTTATTGAATGGTAAAAAAATGAATATTGAGAATACTAATTTAGATTCTATTAAAGATGATATGAAAGCCGGTGGTATCGCCAAGTTGTTTAAAAAGTCAATGAAAGGGCGAATCGTTAGTAGAATATTGTTAAATCAATTTATTCAGGAGGTTGCGTAATGAATAAGATAGACATATCAACGCAATTTAATGGGTTGACAATTAAAACTAATCCTGATATAATTAATGTATAAACTATGAAAAAAAAGGAGTACAACACTATGATAGACTTAAACACTAGTCAAAAAGAACAAGTATCCGTTTTGTATAAACACTACAAGTCAGATACTCTTACTAGAGCTGAGATTAATTCTCTGGTATCAAAAAAGAAATTAAAAAACCCCTCGTGGTTAAAGACAGATAAGTACAAAGTTGATAGAGGTACTTACAAGTTGCCACTTGAAGGTAAAGCTACCGAAAACGAACAGTTAATGGAGGCGCCTGTTGAAGATAAGAAGACAGAAGCCGCTTATGTTGTTTCAAGTTTGGTAGGTGATATAGTTCCAAAAAAAGATCCAATCTTTGTAAGTTTTGGTAATTATCCAGATGTAAAACAAATTGTTAAATCGAATCAATTCTATCCTGTGTTTATTACAGGTCTTTCAGGTAATGGTAAAACTATGGGTGTGACCCAAGCTTGTGCCGAGTTGAAAAAAGAAATGATTAGAGTTAATATTACTATTGAGACAGATGAAGACGATCTACTTGGTGGTTATAGATTAAAAGATGGCCAGACTGTATGGCAGAATGGTCCTGTAATTGAGGCGATGGAAAGAGGCGCTATTCTTTTACTTGATGAGGTTGACTTGGCAAGTAATAAGATAATGTGTTTACAACCTATCCTTGAGGGTTCAGGTGTCTTTGTTAAAAAGATTAATAAATTCGTTAAACCTAAAAATGGGTTCAATGTTATCGCAACTGCGAATACTAAAGGGCAAGGTTCCGAAGACGGTAAGTTTATCGGTACTAATGTTTTGAACGAAGCGTTTTTGGAAAGATTTCCAATTACATTTGAACAATCATATCCTCAAGTAAAAGTTGAGAAGAAGATATTAATTAACACTTTAAAAGCCGCTGGTAAGACAGATGATAAGTTTGTTGAGAAGTTGACTACTTGGGCAGATGTTATCAGAAAAACTTATTTTGATGGCGGTGTTGATGAGATCATATCAACTAGAAGACTGGTACATATCACACAAGCTTTTGCTATCTTTGATGATAAAATGAAAGCTATTAAAATGTGTACTAATAGATTTGATGATGATACAAAAAATTCGTTTGTAGAATTATATACGAAGGTTGACGCTGGCGCCAGTACTGAAAGTATTATGGACGACCAGAAGAAAGCCGAGTTAGATTCTCAACTGAATGACAATGATAGTGAGTCTGATGACCAGAAGGATTCTTCTGATTATTAAATCTATCAATCATAGTGTAGTCCTAGAGGGTGGCGTAGTGTCCACCCTCTTTTTACAAGGTATTACCTGTGACAATACAGACCATTTACTTTTAACCAATTTTAATGTATAATAATAGTATGAATCAAACAGAAATAAAAATAAAAATACCAGTTGCAAAAGGTCTAGTCTTTATCGAATCGAAAGAAATAGATATTGACCTTATAAAATCAATTAAAGAAAACAAAAAATTAAACAGTAGAAAGTTAGACCCAAAAACAGTTTCAAAATTTAAATCACTAATAGCAAAAAATAAATACAATGTAGAATTAAATATACCACCATGTGTAAGTGAAGCCTATGAGTTGATTTCAGGCGAGCACAAATATCAAGCACATATTGTTTCCGATAAAAAAAAGATAATAGTTGCAGTAATAAAATTTATTGAGTTTGAGAATAAAAAACCATTGTATTGGCTAGCAAATTGGCAGTCAAAAGAAAACGACCCTGCTGATGATGAGTTTGTAAGATTACCTAGAAATGATGACCAAATCATAAACACTACAGTATTTCAAATACAAAATAATTTAATTACATCTAGCGAAGATGATATTAATAAATCACTAATAGATCAAAATGTTAGAATTGAACAAAGACCATTATTCATATCTCAAATTTTAAAAACGATAACTAATGATAATTCTATTTGTACAGTTTACAACGCAGACTTAGCAGATAAAGAAATTGAAAAAGAGTATAGTGTTGATCTATCAACGCCATCAAAGATTACCATAAATGATGATAATACGATTTACTTCAAACAACAATTTAAAAAACCTGAAGATAAAAAAGATTATGACAATAGAGTTTTTACTAATTTTGTTAATTGTAAAACAGATTATCCTGATGCAGATGTAAAAGTATTTTCTTATATAGACCAACATAAAGAAGAAGAAATAGAAAAAGTTAGAAAAGCAAAATTAAAATTAATTGATAATAAAGTTAATTCATTAAGAGATTTTATCAAAAAATATGATAACAACGAAATCAGTCCGTTAGAATTTATATTTTTAAAACAAACACCAAAAGATTTTAATAATGATTAACAAATTACAACTACATTTAGTTGAAGATGAATTTGACTCTGTCAAGTCTGCTGTTTTAAGATTTGATAAATTAAATAAAACTCAAATACTACAACTTATTCACAAAAGAAAAAGACAACTGTATGAGTTTGTTTGTTCTAAAAAACACTATAAGTTTATAACTCTAAAAGCTTCAGAGCTACCATTAAAATATTCTATGTTAGAACACCCATTAAGACCATCAGCAAGTTATTTTAAAGTCTTATTTAATAGTGAAACTAATAAAAAATATTTAGAATCATTTGATTTATTTAATACTCTTTTACAAGCAGCAACAATTTGTGTTAAAGCAATGAAAGATGAAAACGATTTGTTAAAAACATTTGCCACACCACATTTAAAATGTTTGACAAAAGATTTATATAAAGAAGCTAAAATATCTGTGTATAGTTATGATAAAGAAAAGTTTTTACATAATACAACTCCAGTATTTTTTGATTTACCTAAAGTTATACAAGATGATATTACAAAAATAGAAATAATGGAAATGAAAAATTATTTAGATAAATTATTGGAAGGGAGGTAAAATAAGTTGAGTATTAAAATAGATGTTAGAAATGGAAATTTAGAACAAGCAATGAGAGTCTTAAAAAAGAAATGTCTTAAAGAAGGCATTTTTAGATTAGCTAAAGAGCGTTCTGTATACGAAAAGCCATCTGAAAAGAAAAGGCGTAAGAAAAAAGAGGGTGTTGCTAATTTTAAAAAGAATCAAAAGAAGTTAAGACTACAAAGAGGTTTTTAGTTTTTACGCCTGAGTTGATGTATATATATTATTGTAGGAGCCGTTCGTAAGACTTCTACGGCGTAAGATAACCCGATAAAATTTATCGGTGTCGCATAGTGAGTTTGGTAGTTTTTCACTTTAAAATTAAACTACCACTTATAGATATTCACTAGGGAACTGGTAGGGATCCTCAGCCTAGTGAATTTCTATAAGTAGGGTTGACAATTTAAATATCGTACTTATATAAATGAATGTAGAACGCCATAATGGGTTCTATTTAATTAACTTGCTTAACAAAGGAGTTTATATGACTAATAAAGCAATTTCAATCTTTAATCAATTAAGACCACTATCAGTGGGGTATGATGATATTTTTTCTAACTTTGAAAGAATGTTTGACCACCAGATGGATACTATAAGTGTCCCTAACTATCCACCATACAATATCATTAAGACAGGACCTAATAATTATACTATTCAGGTTGCTCTTGCTGGTTATGGTAAGAAGGATATAGATGTATCTTTTGAGGAAAGTGTCTTAACAGTTAAGTCTGTAAAAGACAAAGATACAAAAGAGGTTGAAGAAAACGATGGTGTACTACATAAAGGTATTGCCAAAAGAAACTTTACTAAATCTTTTACTATTGCTGATGAAGTAGAAATCAAAGGCGCAGAGTTAAAAGATGGCTTATTAAGTGTATCAATGGAAAGAATTATTCCAGATCATAAAAAAGCTAGAAAAATAGAAATAAAGTAAACTAAAAATAGAAAGCGCTTAGACTTGACTTCTAAGCGCTTTTAATATATAATGAGTTTATAAATTTATAGGAGTATATTATGAAAATACCAAAAGTGATATTTAAGATTAGAAAAGGCGATATAACCGAAGACGGTGGTTGTTCGTTTGAAGAAGGCTCATGGGTGAACAAGTCTTCAGAAGAAATTTTTAAAGATAAGAAAATATTAGTATTCAGTTTACCAGGTGCATTCACACCTACTTGTACATCACAGCAACTACCCGGTTATGAGTCTCAGTACGAAGACTTTAAAGCTATGGGTATAGATGAAATTTATTGTGTATCAGTTAATGATTCTTTTACAATGAATGCTTGGGCGTGTAATGAAGGTATCAAAAATGTGAAAGTATTACCAGATGGCTCAGGTGTCTTTACTGAGGGTATGAATATGCTAGTTAAAAAAGACAATTTAGGATTCGGTGAAAGGTCTTGGAGGTATGCTGCTATTATTAATAACGGTGTAGTTGAAAAGATGTTTGAAGAACCAGGTAAAGAAGATAATTGTGCTTCTGACCCATATGGAGAATCATCGCCAGAAACAGTTATGAAATATCTAAACATGAAAAATGGTGATGATGTCTTATAACATTGACAATTAAACTAAACTATGATACAATTATATTATATTAAATTATGAAAAAGGAGTGAACATGAACCTATCAAGTGACACATTAAGTGTGTTAAAAAACTTTTCTGACATAAATCAAAACTTATTGATTAAGCCAGGAAATAAAGTACAAACAATATCAACTATGAAAAATATTTTGGCTGAGGCTGAAGTAGCTGAAAAGTTTGATAGTGAATTTGCGATATATGACTTACCTGAATTTTTAAGATCAGTTGAGTTATTTGATAAACCAGACCTAAAATTTAACGGTGGTGGTTATGTAAATATCACAGAGAGTAATAAAAATCAAGCAATAAAATATTTCTTTGCTGACAAATCGGTAATAGTATCGCCAAGTAAAAGTATTAGTATGCCAGATAAGCATGTGACTTTTACACTTAAAAAAGATTCATTTACTAAAATGATGAAAGGTGCTACTACTTTAAATCTACCAGATATTTCTGTTGTAGGTAAATCAGGTAAAATCTCAATGGTTGCTACTGACAAAAAGAACAAGTCGTCAAACACTTATTCTATTGATGTTGGTGAAACAGACAAAGAGTTTACTGCTTACTTTAGAACAGAAAACTTTAAACAAATAGTAGATGATTATGATGTCGCAATATCAAAAGCAAAGATTTCTCATTTTGTAAATAGAAACAAAGCCGTACAATATTGGATAGCATTAGAACCTGACTCTGAATTTTAGAGAGTTATCGACTTATAAATCTATTGCGGAAGCAAAAAGAAAACTTGGTAAAACTGAATATTATATAATGAAAGAGGTGATAAGTGGAAAAAACAAAAGACTTCCTTTGGACAGAAGCGTATAGACCAAAACGAATTGAAGATTGTATATTAACTGAAGACTTAAAGAATACATTTACTCAATTTCTAAAACAAAAAGAAATACCAAATCTACTTTTATCAGGAAGCGCTGGAACAGGTAAGACTACTGTCGCTAGAGCTTTATGTGAAGAACTAGGTGCTGATTATATCATCATTAATGGTTCCGATGAAGGTAGACAAATTGATACAGTTAGAAGTAAAATTAAAAACTTTGCCTCTACTGTTTCTCTTACTGAAGACGCTAATCATAAAGTTGTTATAATAGACGAGGCTGATTATATGAATGCTGATAGTGTTCAACCAGCTCTCCGTAATTTTATAGAAACTTTTTATAAGAATTGTCGTTTTATCTTTACCTGTAATTACAAAAACAAAATCATACCAGCTCTACACTCCAGATGTACTGTGATTGATTTCAAAATTGTAAATGGTCAAAGAGTTAAAACTGCTACTGCCTTTCTAGCTAGACTAGAGGGTGTGCTTAAAGATCAAAATATAGAGTTTGATAAGAAAGTATTAGCAGAGTTAATTCAAAAGTATTATCCTGACTTTAGAAGAACAATAAACGAACTACAAAGATATTCCGTAAGGGGTAAAATTGATAGTGGTATATTATTCAATCTAGGTGAGGTGAATACTAAAGAACTTGTAAAACTACTTAAAGACAAGAGATTTAACGACATGAGAAAATGGGTAGTACAGAACTTGGACAAAGAGGCTTCCTCCTTGTTTAAGACGTTGTATGAGACACTATATACTAGTTTAGACGCAAAGTCAGTACCTCAGGCGATATTGATTATTGCTGGGTATCAATACAAATCAGCTTTTGTCGCTGACCAAGAGATTAACATGGTCGCTTGTTTAACAGAGATAATGGCAGGTTGTAAATTCAAATAAACTAAATAGAAATAACACGAGGATATTATGCCAGGTAAGTGGGACGGTAGAAGTAGATTATCAAATGACAAGTATAGGGAAAGTTGGGATAGAATATTCAAAACCAATCCTGTTGCCAAAGAAGTAAGAACTCCGAAGTTTAAACCTAGTGTAGTAAAAGCAAAAAAAGGCAAAGGGAGTTATACGAGAAATGGCAAAAAGAACATTATTCAAAACATTGATAGTGAAAGCTAGAATGTTTTGGGCTGATATACGTGGTCATCATGGTAAACGTTGGAATTACGAACCAGGTGATTGGTATATGGGTAGACACAACAAGCGTAAGTAAGTGAAAAAAATTTTATTATGGAGCAAACATGGCAGAAGATTACACACTAGCTAGTTATCTAAACGCAATCAATTTTACTAAAGAAAATTTATTAGACACAACAGACGAAACTTGGGAAAAGAAATACCCTCCTTTTGTTATAAACAAGTGTCTTTCCGTGCATTACGACTGTATTGCTCAAGCCAACGAAATGAATGGCTATCACTTCCTAGATAAGAAAACTCAGTTTCATTTTTATATAAATAGTATTAGAAAAAAGAAGCGATTTGGTGGCAAGTGGTTATCACAGGCCAAGTTGAAGAATTTAGAGTATGTAAAAGAGTATTATGGTTATAGCAATGAGAAGGCTAAAGACGCTCTTACTTTACTTACTGATAAACAAATTGAATTAATTAAGGTTAGCCTTTTAAAAGGTGGGAGAACAAAATAATGAATGAGGAAACAATCAACTGGACCGCTGACAGTATGTTAGAGGTTACCATCAAGCAACCAGATGACTTTTTAAAGATCAGAGAGACTTTAACTAGAATAGGTGTTGCAAGTAGAAAAGACAAGACACTATTTCAAAGTTGTCATATATTACACAAACAAGGTAAATATTTCATAACACATTTTAAAGAACTATTTGCGTTAGATGGTAAGAAAGCAACTTTAACACAAAACGATATTCAAAGAAGAAACACAATCTCTATCTTATTACAAGATTGGAATTTAATTGATATAGTGGACAAGCCTAAATCAGCGGATAAAGCTCCATTATCACAAATCAAAGTATTACCTTTTAAAGAAAAAAAAGAGTGGAACTTATCGGCAAAATATAATATAGGGAAAAAAGTGGAAGCCAAGGATAATACTGACAATGCAAGTACCGAAGTTTAAAGAGTTTATTACAGAAACAGATATAGGTCGTAAAGGCAAGGCTATAACAGTTGCTATGGTAACTGTGGCTGACTCTAAGGACCCAAAAGAAAACACTACTGCTGATCTTATACAAAAAGCGTGTAAGAAAAAAGGTATCAAGTGTGTTATTGTAAACACTAAATCAACTATCATCACAGCTAAAGACGAAGACAAAGGAACACTTACTGTTTACAACTATGATGGTAACCAAGGTGAACATACTTTTGTAGGTAGAGATACAGTTTGTATAACTAGAGGTGGAGCACTTGAAGACGAAGCAGGTCTTTCATTAATATCATCATTTCAAAACTCACAAGCGTTTATGATAAACACAAGAGCATCAATGCTGACTTGTGATAATAAACTAACATCAGCTTTACTATTTGAAAAATTTGGATTACCAACTCCAAAAACAGCATTCATTTCAAACGAAAACAATATTAAAAGTGGTGTTGATATGATAGGGGGGAAATTCCCAATCATATTAAAAACACTAACAGGAACACAAGGCGTAGGAGTAATCAAAATAGAAAGTTACGAAGGCCTTGTGGCGACTGTACAAGCCATGTGGAAATTAAAAGCAGAACTTCTAATACAAGAATATATGCCTAGTGATTTTGATGTAAGAACATTTGTAGTAGATAATAAAATATTTGCTAGTACAAAAAGAAGCCATAGTAGTTATGACTTCAGATCAAACACACACAGAGGCGCAGAGGCAGAACCTTATAAATTAAGTGATGAAGAAAGAGAACTTGTATTAAAGGCAGCTAGAGTCTCCAGAGCATATATGTGTGGTGTAGATCATATTATATTTAAAAACAAACCATATCTATTAGAAGTAAATGGTAGTCCTGGATCAGGCGCTGATTACGAAGGCTATCAACATAGAGATTACTATGCTGACGCAGAACCAGCTGGTAGAATAGATGGTGAACAAATGATGGCCAATGTGATAGATTATATTTCTGATAGAACTCATTGGGACAGACAATCACTTATAGAAACTGGTTGGTTAGAAACAGTTGAGTTAGATGAAATAGGCAAAGTAAGAGTTAAGTTTGATACAGGTAATGGATCAAAAGCTTGTGCTTTACATGCAGACAAAATTTTAGAAGATGGTAAGATTGTTAAATGGACATATGATGGTAAAACATTTAGTAAACCAAGACATGGTATAAGTAAAGTTTATAGAGCAAACGCTGATGGAGAAGAACCATCAGAAACAAGACCAACAGTATTATTAGATTTAACTTTTAATGGTTTTACATATAAAGATATAGAAGTAGGTTTAGACGCAAGACCTAGATCAGGTTCAGACTTATTGGTAAATAGAGATTTAATGCGATTAATGAATATTAGTGTCAACCCTAATAGAACATTTGTATTGAGTAAACGATTGAAACCGGTTGATAAAAAAGGCAAAGAAGATAAAATTGGCTTTGATAAAGATTAACCTTGACAAACAAGTCAAGTTATGATATAATGAAACACAAATAGGAGATATTATGCAAGACGTGAAGATATTAAGAATGACTACCGGCGAAGATGTAATTGCTAAAGTGGGTGAAAATGACGATGGTGTGAGTTTAAACAAACCATTTGTAATCATACCTCAACAATCAGCACCAGGACAACCAATACAATTGATGATGTCAT